GAATTATTGGAACGCCGTTTTCTTACACGGATATTTATTCTCAATTAGAAGAAAATACCCAATACCTTGTGCGTAAGTATCCATGTTTGAATGCTCTTAATGAACCGCTTTGGCCGGAACGATGGGACTATGATTCTTTAATGAATAGAAAGGCTGAAATCGGTTCTTTAAAATTTACAAGAGAATACATGTGCGTTCCTATTTCTACAGGTACTTCTCTATTCAATCCCGAATACTTAGAGAAAGCCAAAAATAAAGGTTTAGTTTTATCTTCCCGAAGGAGAGAAGGCTACAAATATTATGTAGGTATTGACCCTGCTATTTCTACTGATGGAGACTACAATGTTATTACTGTTTTAGAAGTAGATGAGCATGATAATAAATCAATTGTCTATATTGACCGAGCAAAGAATGTAGAATTTAGAGAAAATATACAGAAGGTTAGATTGATAGGTAAAGTGTTCAATCCCGAAGTTGTTTTATTTGAGACGAATGTTTTCGCCAAATCCTTTACTCAAGAGTTGAGAAATATATCGGACATAAATGTTCACGACTTCAACACTACAAGGAAGAAGAAACAAGACATTGTTTTAAATTTACAGATGAATTTTGAAAACAGTAAAATACACTTGCCCTATGGTAACGAAGAGAGTAGGCGAGTTACTACCGCCCTTATAGAGGAATTGTCTATGTTTTCTATTACAGATAAGGGTAAGTTTGAGGGTGTTGGGGCGCATGACGATATGGTTATGAGTCTTGCTTTAGCAAATGCCGCTACACAAAAGGCTAGTGAAAATTTCTTATTGTTAGACGACTTGGGCTTATTTAGCGAGAGGCCGCATAACCCGTATCAAGGTATAATGGGGCTTAATTTTTAGGGTGATTAAATGGCTATTGCAACTACTGAGGAATTACAGGAGGCTAGTGATAAACTAGAAGAAGTTGCAGAATCTCAAGAGGATGCAGAAAACGATTTAGATAACTTGTTTTCTAGTTTGCAGAAAGGTTTGTTTATTCAGTCGGAACATGAAATTGTTAAGCGAGTATGCAAGGAGTACAATATTAATGCTAGCCAAGCCAAAAGAAACATTGAATATTTTCCTCCTAAATATCAAATGTATGAGCAAGATATACCGTCAGTAATAAAAACCCTTAGAAAAGAAAGAAGGAGTCTCAAGGGTCAATACAGGGATAGCATGACTAAGAGCATTGATTCTTTAATAGAAGGATACAGTGAGCATATTGACAAGTGCATAGATAGTTTGTATTGGTTGCATCCTTACAAAACAACATTGAAAAAGATGACCTTCAAAGAATCGGATTTGAGAAAACTACATTCTGTAAAAGAAACAGAAGGTAGAAGAAATATTGTAGATAGTCTTTGTAAGTATTGGGAAGCAGATTTGGATAAAAGAGAAGTGAATTATGGTAGGGTTTATGCTTCTTTAGATAAAGACATGAGGCTTGCTAAAAGCGAATTTAGAAAAAACTTGAAACAGATTCCCGATGTTGTTCTTAGAAAAAACATTAAAGAAAAGACTCAAGAGTTTATTTTAAAACAAGTTTGTGACAATCAAGGAATTAGTGCTAGGCAAATACATGATAGAATGCCTTCTCAACTATATGATAGAAATTCTTGGAATACTATTTCTAAAATATCAAAGGGATTAGATATTGTTTCTTTAGAAGGTAAGTACTACAAACTTAATGGGGAGATAAAGAAAAATATTTGGGCCTATACTGCGGCTTTTATTGATTCGGACGGATATATTACAATGGATAGGAAATACAATCCTAGAGTTGGGCTTGTTGCTACAGGGGACAGAGGTAAAGTATTCATGCAAGAAATTCATAAGGCGATTGGTTTTGGTAAGTTGCACCTTGACCAAAAATCTCCTCAAGACACTAGGCCGGTTAATCGTTTAAATTTTTATTCTCAAGATGATGTTCATAATTTGTTAGTTAAGTGTCTTCCTCATTTTAGAATGAAGGGGCCAAACGCACAACTTCTTTTGGAGTTAGTTAGAATAAAGAAAGGACACAAGAAGGCTAGTTGGTATAAGGATAGATGCGGAGAAATTTTCAAATTGATGAAGTGGGAAAATCATCGTGACCATGTAGGTTTTGATTTTGAGAAAGAAGGCATCTACAAAGACGATATTCAAAAATACAGAGATAATTGTAAAATGTCTGTTATGGATTCATTAGAACAAATTGGTGGTATGGTTCTTAAGCAAAAAGAATATGACCCCGAAGAGAATTTAAAAAAATATGGGACTAAGGATAGGCTACCCAAAACACCTCAATATCAAAAACAAACTCCTGATTTTTTAAGAAGTCAAGGATATAATATTACTAAAGTTAAGGAAACTGAAAATGGATATATCGGTAAAGATGGTAGAGAGTATTCTATGGGTTTTGTAATAGAAGCCAATAAAGAGGGGGGGCTTCTGCAATTGTATGATGATGAAGGTAATAGATTAGATAAGGATTCATATGAACACGAACTTCAACTTGAAGAAATAAAAGAAGCAACTGAGGATATTTTTAATCACAGAAAAGAATTATGGGATGCTAGAGAAGATTGGGCTATGGAGGGTTGGGAAACTAAAACTAGAAAAGGCCGTAAATACAAAAAAATGATGGACTATTATGATAAAAATTATCGCCCTATTGATGAACAAAAAAGGAAAGATTTAGACGAAAGAGTAGAAGCCGCAAAGGATTTAATGTATAATACTTACAACATGAATAGGAATCATCCTAAAGCCCTACAACTACAACAATTGAAAATGTTTATGAAAGACAAACCTAAAGAATATCAACAGATAGTTGATGATTTAAAAGAAGAAGGTGAGTTTTAATGTGGTTTGATATTCTTAAAGTAAAGGCTACTGCTACTCATAATAGCAAAGGAGAAAAGAAAGACCGTTGCGCTTTAATTGCAGACGAAGAATATGAAGAACATGGGGCGTATAAATCGGGTGCTATGGAACGATGCCGACAAGGACAAATTTGGGTAGGTAGAAAAGCATGAGTTGGAAAAAAATTCTCAAAATTGAGAAAAGTTTAGACGAATGGTTTGAAAACGAAGCCGAAGGAGAAGACGGAGAAACAGTTTCGGGTTGGGTTTCTTGTCAATCATGCGAAGATGATAAAAAAGGAGTTAAACCTTGTGGGAGAGAGAACGCAGGTAAAGGAACTAAACGAAGATGTAGGCCGACATGTTCGGCTTGCAAAACCTACAAAAGAAGGAAGGGAACAAAATGATTTGGAAAAATATATTGAAAGCACACTGCAATACAGAAAAAGCCGGTTCCGGTTGTAGTTGTAGTGCATGTGAAGAAAAAATGGAAAAGGAACTTATCGGTAGACAAAGAAAATTAGACCGAGACAAAGATGGAAAGATTACAGGTAAGGATTTTTCCATGTTAAGAGATAGTGCTAAGAAGGCTGACCCAACAGAAACAATTGTTTCTACTCTAGAAGAAGAGGGCGGGGCATCCGGTTTAGAACCTCTAGAAGAGTCTACTAAAATGTCTAAGGATGAATTAAAAGATATGCTAGAGAACATGGAGAATGTTGTTCAGCATAAAAAGGGAGACTATATTCTGTTAGATGGCCTACCTTTACCTACAGATGAAGAGGAATAAGTATGAGTTGGAAAGTGGTTTTGAAGAATAAAAGAAAGGCGATTGGTATGCGTTATTCTGTTGATGGGAAGACTTATCAGTTTTCTCCCGAACAAGTGGACGAATACAAAAAAGAATACAACAATCCTTATCTTAGTAGTAAAGACCATAATACCAAGAAAAGAATAGCACTTAGAAATATTGTTAGAAGATTCGGGCTACAAGGCAAGTGATACAATGGGTTGGAAAATTCTAGTCAAGGCATTTTCTTGCCCTGTTGCTACTCAAGATTTGGAACTGAATACCAAAAATAGAGATAGAGCAGTCAAGGAAAAGTACATTCAGTACGGGCCTTTGAATTTAGAAGATGAAGACTATTGGGTTAGGTATGCGAAGAAATGGAATACTACTGCTGATGTTGCTAAGAAATCTAATTGTAGTAATTGCGTAGCGTTTGATATTTCTCCTAGAATGGATGAATGTATGCCTCTAAATACAGACGAAGATGGGCGTTTAGGTTATTGTTGGATGCACGATTTCAAATGTCATTCGGCTAGAACTTGCTACACTTGGGCTAAAGGTGGCCCAATTGATGATGATAAGACCTCAAAAGAAAATCAAGAGAGGCGAGAAAAATGAGTTGGAAAACTATTCTAAAAAAGGACAAAAAAGATATGAGGGTTGGGACTGTATATCCTAGTGATAGAAGCGGTAAGAAAATCATGATGCTCACCCATGAAGGAAAGAAAATCCATGCCGGTGCTAAGGGATATGGTAACTACAAAGCAAAGGGTAAAAATCGTGGTGGTGGAACCCACAAGAACCCTAAAAGAAGAAAGTCATTCAAAGCAAGGCATAAGTGTCACGAATGCAAAGGGAGAATAACAACTCCTAAATGTCTAGCCTGTAAGAAATTATGGTGATAACAAACATCATTAACGATGGCTATTGAACAGTAATTGGGGAGGATACATTATGGCTGATAAAAGACGCTTTTCGTTCACAAATCTATTCCGAAGGACTACTCCTAAACCTAACGATAGAAAGGTCTTCAATGTAGGTATTCAAGAGAAAGAACAATCCTACATGATGACAGGGCCATTGGTCTACAATGTCGTGGGGCAATCAGTTATTGTTAGGACTTGTATTACTCAACTTAAACAAGAAATTTTTCGCAGAGGCTATGTTTGGGAAAAGGCGTTTGAGTCCCGTTGTTTATCTTGTCAAAAAACACACAAGATGCCGGTACAGGAATGTGCTAGATGTGGCTCAACAGACTTAGAAAAACCCAACCCAAAACAATTAGAATATGCTGAAAGTTTCATAGAAGGATATGTAAATAAGTCCGAGCAAAAATTCATTGATGTATTTAAAGAATTAGAAGATGATTTGAATATCATGGATGATGCGTATATTGTTCTTGTAAAAGAGTATTACTTGGATGGTAACGGCAAAATCCGTATGCACCGAATCAAGGAATTGTTTAGAGGCGACCCTGTAACTATGACTATCTATGCTGATGAAGTAGGCATTAGAGGAACAAAAGGTTTCACTTGTATTAACCATAGAAGCCATCTTGCCCATGAACCACATGAAAGTTGTGAAGAATGTGGTAGTCCTCTTTATCCGGTACACTATGTTAATCGTGCTAATGGGGAACATCAGTACTTCTTACAAGGAGAAGTATTGCACTTTAGTAAATACAACCCTAGTAGAATGTATGGGCAATCTCCTATTCTAACTTTATTCAATAACATAATGACACTTATTGCTATGGAAAATTATGTCAATTCTTCATACACTAAGAGTAGAATGCCTAGAGGTTTGTTAGCAGTGCAAACTAGAAATATGGATTCTATGGCCGCATTTTGGAGAGGGGTTAAAGAACGGATGGAGCAAGACCCTCACTATATTCCTGTTATGGGAATTGAAGCAGAGAATGGTAAGGGTTCTGTTGAATGGATTAAATTCATGGACAGTCTAAAAGAGATGGAATATGTTGCAGTAAAGGATGATTTGCGAGATAGGATTTCAGCGTTCTATGGAGTTAGTAAAGTCTTCATGGCTGACAACACTACTAGCGGTGGACTTAACAATGAAGGTATGCAAATCTTAGTCACTAATAGAGCAGTACAAATGGCTCAAAATGTCTACAATGATTATGTTTTCCCGTTCTTAACTAAAGAGTTTGGAATTACAGATTGGGTTCTAAAACTACCTCCTAGCGAAGAAGAGGATGAAATAGCAGTACTTCGTAAAAGAGAGATTGAAGTTAATATTGCGGCTTCTACTAAGAATCTAGGATTTGAAGTAGATATGGATGAAGACGGACAGTTTACTTTTAGTAAGCCGGAACCAAAAGAAACACCTAAGCAAGAAGGAGAAGAAGATTCTAGCGTTGATATTGACCCTTATGCGGGAACAAATATTGATGCTTCGCAAATGGGACAGATGCAAGAACAGATGATGCAAGGCGGAAGTAAGCCACAAGAGAACCCACCGGCCACAAGAAATAAAGCGAGGATGAGCGTAGGGCCGGATAAGCGTATGACAGGATTACCCAAAGAAGCGGGCAATCAAAATGTTGATTCAAGAAGTGAAAGGAGAATACCATAATGACAGATATAGCAAGAAAAGAAGCACAGTTAGCAAGAGAGTTAGCAAAGGTTCGCTCACAAAGAGCCGCCGAAGATAGAGCAGTTAGAAAGAATAGGGATTTTTCTTTGGGTGGTTTACCTCCCGATACTACTCATACTCCTAAACGGGGTTCAGCAGATACTCCCGATGCGGTTCAACTTCCCGTAAAAAGAAGAAACAAGACAGAAAATAAGTGGTGATTTTAATGTCTTTTATGGATATTCTAAAGGTTCAATTTCCTACCGAAGAGGATAAGGAAGAAGAATTGAATGAAGTAAAAGAAGAGATGGAGGTACTAGAACCTCAAACATTATCGTCACTAAAAACTAATTCCGAATTGATGGGATATTATAAGAAAATAAAGAATTCTTTATCGGAAACAATAAGTGAGCAAATAAAATATAATAAGGATGAAGAAGAGGATAGGGAAAAGACTAATAACGGCAGAAAGGAAAAGGATAGAAAGCCTTTGGTAGTTAGGAATTCTGTTGAACTAGACTTACAAGACCCTCTAAATCCTAAAGAAAGAATGACCTTTAATATTCCACTAAAAGGAATTACTGAGGCAAAGATAGGAAAAATCGTTTTGGGAGAATTATTAGAATCTATCAAAGAGAAAGTTAAGCGTTACTCCGAAGGAACAGTAATGCAACCTAAAGAAAAAGAAGTTGTGGCGGAAGAACCTAAAACTCCTAGAGCAAAGGAAATAAATGATTTCGTTAATTCGGGAGAAGGCAGAGAAAATACTTCTTTTGATATTGATAAATTAAGTGCGGTATTACTAGATATGAAAAAAACAATACAAGAAAATACTCCCTCAACTCAAGATTTATCTATGCTTCTAGACTTAGGAAAACTACGCTTACCAATTGTTATTGCAATAGATTCTGCTAAATCTATTATTGATAAAGTACAAGGTAGAAATGCTGATATTATGAATAAGTTGAGAATACTACTGCAAGATATTAAAGAGTCGGATTTAGTAGCGGCTCCCTATAAAAGAAAATTAACTCCTCATATTAAGTCCCTTGAAGAATTAAAAAACCTAACTTTTACTATTAAGGGACATACAGTGCAACCTGCAACCCTAACCAAAGTAAAAGAACTACGGGATATGTTAGTACAACTGAATAAAAACAGAAACACAAATTACGATGTTGTGAAGACAATGGGTAGAGGGGCTACGGCAAAAAATAATTATAGTTTCTTAAAGACTGTTGGTAAAAACACCGAATCTATTTTCTATAATTATGTTAAAGCAGGAACAGATTTTTTAAGTCCTCTGCGACAAAAAAATAATAAGATAAGGTATCTCAAAAATAACGCTAATACCGATAAAGAAAACCAACGCTATGATGAATTAGAAAAGGTAGGTAAGGAGATACATAGTTTGTTAAATTTGGAAGACAGTCCGGCAAGCCTAAATCAAAAATATTTAGATGATTTAGAATCTGCTAGGAAAGAAGGTAAAAGTAGTTTTACTATTAATGATGGTGTAGAACCTTTAGAAGTGACAATAAAGGGATTGGAAACAAAAGATATTACAGACTATATTTTGCTTATTGCTAAGGAAAATGGAAACGATAGTCTCTTAGAAGAGTTGATGCAGACCTACCAATCTTTAACAGGTATTGTAATAGATGTTGCAGAAAACAAAAAGATGAGAAAAGAACTTACTAAACTAAAAAAGGAAATTTTAGCAAGTGTTAGACAAAGCGAAGACCGACGCACTGATTCGGACAGACTTTTGGATGATGTAAGGGAATCGGGATTAGAGCCTATGGAAATTACTGACAGAGACATTACCGATATGCGAGAGCAAAAAGAAGAAGAGGAATAATTATGTGGGAACATGTACTAAAAGAAACAATAGAAAAAGAAAACAGTCCGATTTTACAATCGTTAGACGATAAGAAGAAAAAGAGATTGAAGAAGACTCTACAATCAACAGAACCTACAGAGTACTTCGGCCAAGATTTTACTCGCTTAGGTGAATTGATTGATATGCTCAAAGAGTTAGAGTTAATCAAATCCGATGAAAAAATGACAAAGAAGTTTAAGTCCATAGATGAAAGGAACATTGATATGTTAGCCCTATCTAGCAAACTTCGTAAGGAGTATGAATTACTGTACCGACAACTTCGGGAAGTCATTTATCCAAGTAGAAAGGGGGATTTAAGAGATGAGTGAAACAGACGAAGAAGTTTTAGAAATCCTAAAGGCTCTAGTGGGTAGAATCAAGACTCTAGAACAAGCAGTCTACAACAAAGACAATATTCTAATGAAGTCGGGATTTGTTGTTGCTCAATCTCCTACTCCTTCAATTACTAACTCAACCATGCCGACAGATGATGTAATTCATAAAATGTCTTGGGATGATATAGAGAAATTCGTAGGTGGACGGTGAAACTTATGCCCGAAAAAATGACTAAAGAAGAAGTTAGAGTTGCACAAGCAATTGAGCAAGTTAGAATTGTTAAAGAATTAGTACAACAGGCTAGTGCTGAAAGAATTGCTTACGATGATGAATCGGAAGAGGTTAAAGTAAAGCGACCTAAAAAGACAGGCGAAAAAGACAAGACCAAGATTGAGAACAACAAAGGTACTCATTCGGGATATGGGTTGGCGGGTCAAGAATCTCATTTTAAAAAAGAAGACCTCAATGAAGTAGATTATGATACTATTCTTAGGGAAAAATTTCAGGGTATTAAGGGACTTGATGTAGAAACGGCCATAACTTGGTTGTATGACACAGGCTCAAAAAGAATAACGAAAGAGAACTTGAAAAAAGTTGAGCGAGAATTTGCGGGAATGACCGAAGAATCAAAAAGAGAGATTTACACTAGATTTGCACTATCTAAGGCTTTAGGCCAACCTCTATTTCCTCCTAAATTCATTGCCCCACCCACATACGAACTATCACCTTAAGTTGATTAAAATGCCCTCTACAGGTTTAACTATCGGGAAAGTCAAAGCCCCCGTTTCCGATGAAATACTACATTTGTTTGAGAAGGTTAGAGTATCTTATCTATCCGCAAAGGAAGATAAGAAAGAATACGGTGGTCGTTGGAGAAACACACTAGAAGAAATAAGCGAAGCATTTGATTCAATTTCTCCTTTGGGTAAAGAAATTAATGTTTTCTTAGACGAAAGGCATTTAGAAGATAATGATTCTAAAGACCCCGAAAGCACTACTGCTAGAATTATTTACGAAGCCATTAAGGATATGCGTTTCAAATCGGAAGAAGTAGAAGACCCCTTCGCTGACCGATTCAAAGGTAATGTGCTAGAGGCACTATTATCCGATGTTGGTACAATGGTCAAATTTATTCATTATGCTATTCGTTCCGATGAAAAAGCCTTACCTGCTGATTTCTACACATCTAAAGAATTACAAGAAGATGAAATTACTGATGGATTAGAAGGACTTGATTTAGTAGTTGATGATGTTCCTTTGTTTATCATTGAGCATTATGGTGATGATAAGGATTCTAAAAAAGTTGAATCACAATTCAAAAAAGCAAATAAGATACTAGAAGAAATGATGTTATCAAATTCTTCGGAAGAAGATTTAGAAGACTTAGTAGAAGTCAATTTAGAAAAGGCCGAGAAAACTGAAAAGGCATCTTCTCAATTTATTGTTCCTAACAAACCCATGTACCGAATCTTTGACATTGATGACATGAATGAATTGAAAGGGTTTAGTGGAGAATATGTTGTCCAAGAAAAATATGATGGTATGCGAATACAGATTCATAAGATAGATGACAAAATCAATATCTACTCCTATAATGAAAAGGACATTACAGACAAGTGTTCCGAACAAGTCAAGGAACTACAGAAAAAAGCATACGGTGATTGTATCCTTGATGCTGAGTTAATTTTGTTTGATGGTGAGAAAGCCCTGCATAGGGCAGATACAATAGCCCATGTTTTCAAGAATAAGTACAAAGAGGCTAGACTAAGAGCGCATGTTTTTGATATTATGAGACATGAGGCTCAAAACCTTACAGAAGAACCCCTAAGAGACAGAATCAACATACTGTTCAACAATTATTCTTCCAAGTCTTCTTCGGATTTGGTTTACCCTTCAAAGAAAGATACTCGTATTGCTGACTCTCTAAAAGATATAGCAGAATACGCAAAAGAGATTATGGAAATGCCTACTTCGGAAGGAGTAGTCATTAAAGATATTGAATCTACTTACTTTATTGGTACGAAGAAAAACCCTAAGTGGGTTAAGTGGAAGAAGTTTGTAGATTTGGATATGGTCGTTCTAGAAAAGAAATCTACTAAGTCCGGTCTTTATTCCTACACTTTAGGGGCAGGGCCGGTTGATGAGGACGAAGGTAAGCACATCGTTGAACAGAACGATAGAAGATACATGAATGTCGGTAAAGCACTTAATACTAAGATTAATGCAAAGGTCGGCCAAATCATTAGAGTCAAAGTAGATGAGGTAAGAGAGGATAATGGTAGGTTTACTCTTTACTCCGCTAAGGTTATTGAGATACCCGAAGTTGAATTACCCGATAAAATAGTGACTTTGCAAATGCTTTCTAAAGATACTAAGCCTAGTATCAAATACAAAACTATGGCTTTGAAAAAAGGAATAACTATCAGTGATGGAATTCACGGCACTGCAACTTTGATTGCTAAAAGCATGGATGGTTTTACTTTATACGGATTTAAAGAAACTAATCTTATGGCTAAGAACGCAATCCACGATTTAGATATGTGGAAGAAGGAAGCAGAAGAAACAATGAAAAGCCTACAATCGGAAATATATGTAGGGGTTATCAATCTAATAAAAAGAAAGGGGCCACAACCAATAACAGAGGTACATGACTTCTTGATTAGGAATTACGGTAGCCAATACGAAACGGTATTAGAAAGCGATAAGAAAGACTTACCGGATTGGTTGAACCGTAGAGAAGATATATCAATATCCAACGGTAAGATTTCAATTGACGATTCTAAAATAATTAAAGAGAAGCCTTCTCAATTTAAAATTTATTTGAGAAAGGACGGCAACCTTAATTTCTCAGTACAACACAAAGAAGAATTATTGATGTGGACTATTGATTTAGAGACTGATGATGATATATTCGCATTGTTTGGTAAAGCAGTAAAGTATCCTGCGGAAATATCCGAGCAACAGGATACTCATAAATTAATAGATGAAGGAGATGTAGAGGTAGGTGTTCAAAGAAATGGATACCATGAGTACATACTAGACGGTAATAAGTTTGAAACTAAATTACATTTCCGAGTAGTAGATATTAAAGATAAGAAAAGTTGGATTGCTTGGACAGGATATGAACAAAAACCTGTAGATAAAGATACAGACGAAGGCGTTTGGAATATCTATGAAGATAAGTACAAAACCTTAAAATTGGAATAAAAATCCGATAAGGCTATATAGTCAATTGTAGAACGAAGGTTTGAGTAATATGTCGCCAATCATTAAGGCGCAACGATTTGATGACTTTCAAATAATCAAAAGCGACGAATTAATGATAGGTGGATATGCTTCTATTGAAATGGTAGATAAACAAAATGATTTGATTACCTTAAAATCACTCAAAGAAGCAGTAAACAAATTTATGGAACAAAAAAACTTCCGAAATGTAATGACAAACCACTCAAATGTCCAAGTAGGAGAAGTAGTAGAAAATTACCGAGACTCAAATGGAAGACTATGGAAAACCGAAGTAGATGATGTAGGATTTTTTGTAGTAATTAAATTAAGGGACGACATAGAAAAAGCCAAAGAAATAGGCAGAGGAATTCGCAAGGGAACATTAAGGTCTTTTAGCATTGGAGGACAAGCATTACAGAAAGTGAAAAAGCGCAGTGAAGAGTTAGGCGAATTTAGTGAAATTAGCAAACTTGAATTGCACGAAGTAACAATCTGTGAAAAAGGAATAAATCCCGAAGCGAAATTTGACATACTCAAACAAGAGGTGACTAACATGAATAAATTAGAAAAAGCATTGGCGGAATTGGACACTCTTCTAGAAGAAGTGAACACTCTGCGTAAAGAAGAAGAAGACCCCGAAATGGAAAACATGGCGGGAGAAGAAGAAGCACAAGAAATGATGGGCGGAGAATATATGGATGATACCCGTAAGTCTCCTACTGCTACGCTTGATGGCGGCTCTGTAGAAACAGGTGAACCTGCTGAAAGAGTTGTTGTAAGCGGTGGAAAACCAACAGGTTCTTCACAAGCAGAAGAAGAAGGTAAGGTTTCAAAAGCCTTCGGTAACGGAGAATTTGATACTCTAAACCTTTCTTCGGAAAACATTGAGAAGGCTTATGCTCAGTTTAGAGCAGAGCAAATGGAAAAACTTGCATACGATAACTTGCAAGATACCTTCGCTAAGAGATTTGAGAACGAAGTTTCTCACCGAGAACATTTGGTTGCAAAGTCCGAGTACGATGCACAAGATGAAATCTCTGCTCTACGACAACAATTTAGTGAACTCCGTAAGTCTTTGGATAACGGAAACGCAGAAATTCGCAAGGCCAACGAAGCCGCACAAGAAGTTAAGGTACTTTCCCTAGAGGAAGTTGCTGAGATGAATTGGAGCGACATTCACAAGATGGTTAGCGGAAATATTTGAGGTGATTTAGCATGACATATATTAACACAATTAGAGATTTAGAAGCGGCAACATACGGAGTACCTGCATTTGGAGGAAATTCCCTCCTTAAGCAAGCAGGAGTCGTACAAGGATTACACACGGCACACGATACTGCGGCAGTAGGCGCAAGCGGAGTTACTGCAATTGGTAGTGCTACCGGAATGTATAATGTACTATACGGACAGAAAGTTTGGTCAATGCTTAACAGAGAAGTTAATGCTTTGGCTATGCTATCAAAGCGTCCTTACACCTCAAGCGGTTGGAGAATTCTTAAGAGCCGACCCTTTGGTGGTAGTGCTTCTACTCTTACTTTGCAAAGTGACGGTAGCGGCGGCGGAATTGGTTCCGACGACCCACAAGCAGATGAAATCGGTGGTGTTCCCGAAAATGCAGGACTTTCTACTGCGGCTGACGGTCTAGGAAGCATGGCTCCTACCTACGCTCAACTCTTTATGAGTCCTAAGACAGTTGCTCACCAATTTGACATATCGGAATTGGCTATGGAAATGGCTCAAATTGACGATGGTTTGGGAGACATTCGTGCTATTATCCGTGAAGACATGGGTAAGGCTCACGCAGAAGCACAAAACAAGATGCTAGTTATGCCTCTTGAATTCTACGGTGAAAACTCTGCTCTTGGTGACATTGAGCGAAACTATACTTCGCTTCTTAAGATTGTCTCTAGCCGAGCAGAATTACTCGCTCTAGACGGTGGAGTACTTGCTACTGACCCTACTAGTGCTACTAACAATCTAGGTAAAATCTACGGTGATGAGAGATACACTGACGCTTCTTTCCTAGATGCAGAAGTAGACTTCAACGGCAGTTATGCGGCCTCTACGGTTCGCCCACTAACTTTGACTTTGCTTAACGCTATGATTAGAAACTTGCGTATTGCCGGTGGTTCACCAAAGGTTATCCTAACAGGATACGATACCATCCAAGCAATTGCTGACTTGCTACAATCCCAAGAGCGATTCATGGACAGAAAGGAAATTATTCCTACTGTTAATGGTGTTCGTGGAATTAAGGGAGCAGAAGTTGGATTCCGTGTTGCAACATACTACGACATTCCTCTCATCCCTGTTAAGGAAATGACCGGAACTCGTAACGCTTCCGATAGTGGAATTAGTGACCTATTGTTCCTTGATACTGACCATCTATGGCTCTCTGTTATGAAGCCTACTCAGTACTTTGAGGATGGTATCTCCAATGGAAACCCATTCGGTGTCGGTCGTCTAGGAAACCAAGCCCTTTACCGAACCATCGGTGAAACAGGGTGTTCCTTCTTCCGTGGACAAGGTAAAATTACGAATGTGGCTTGAGGTGTTTTGATTGACAGAAGAAGTTTACACAGTTGCGCTTTTAGCCGACCATAAAGGGCAGACCCGCCCTAGTGTTATTGGTGATGAATACATGGTAGATGCTATGATTGATGTTTCTACATACGATGCCTCCGGTGTTGTACTTAGCGCATCAGATTTCGGATTAGGTAAAATAACTGCAATCTGTAATACAGGAATAGCGAATGTTCTATTCTATCCAACCTTCGTCATGAGTGGTACTACAGGAGCCTATACTAGCGACAGTACAGTTACAATGTTAATTGTGCAAAACCTACAGGCTACACCTGCCGAGGTTGCAGACGGTGGTACACACTCCGGTATGCAATTTAGAGTGCGTGTTTGGGGAAATATTTGAGGTGGTCTTTTGGCTACTATCCAATTAAGTGAAACTTGTTGGGCAGATTCTCTAAAACTACAAGGAAGAGAAGGAAAATTTGAAGTCACAAAGGCCGAGTCTACAAAAGTCTCGGCCTTTGTTGCCTCTCATTATTACGGCGGCAGAAATGTCGTAGTGGTTTTTTCCGAATCGGATAGAGTAGAACTAGAATCTTTGCCGGAAAGAGAATCTACTATGCTTAGTGTTGCATTAAGATGTGAACCTAATGAAGTAGTAGGTATCTTGCTCCCTAAAAAGAAATCAAAGCCTAAGAAGGTCACTAAACCAAAGAAAACCGCTTCTAAGAAAGAGAAAAAGGTAGAAGAAGTTGCTGAGTGAAGGCCAAAACCTTCATTAAGACATGGACTCTAGCAATAGATAAGTGATACTATGCCCGACGCTTCAAGGTCAAGTGGTGTTCTCGCAGGAGACGCAATAATTTGTAAAAACGCATGTAATTTGAAAAGCATTCATGTTACTTGTAGTACAGGTAGTACTGACGAATACATTCTAAAGATTTTTGACTCTAAAGATGTAGATTTAACAGGAAATACTGAATTAGCAAGGTTTGTTTTTAAGGGCCACACAGGGGCCATTAATGTAGAATATGACATGCACGGTGTTTTGGCTAGAGAGGGACTATTTGCACAATTGACTCAACCCCTTCCACCAAACGCCGCATCTCAATTTGCTTTCTCAGTGGAGTTTAACTGAGGCGATACAATGGCGGCACTTAACACCGACACTAGGCTAATCATGACTATTCTTTTTGTAGGGGTAGTTAGCGGAGCAAATGTTTTCTTTTATGCACAATATGGTACTAATTTCCCATATACGCATTTAGCGCATGGGGTTCTATTTGGACTTATTACAGTGGGTGCTATTCTAATTATGAAGGCTCTCAATGATTTATTTTTAAATGATTACATAGAGCAAGGTCTTCTAGACAGAAGAATTGAGGCTTATTGGAAACTTAAAAACAAGGAAGAACAACAAAGGAAGAGAATGCAAGATTCTTTAAAGACCTTCCAAACAGACTATAATACTACTAGAGTACCGGAAATTGCTACTTATAACGCAGAAGAAGGAATAGGAAATGAATTTTTAGCCACCTTACAGTGAGGTGGTTAAGTGGTCTTGAGCGACTTAATGGGTTTTTCCGACTCGGATTATGCGTATAATCAACAAAGAGCGCATTCTGCTGATATGTTTTTTATGCGAATGAGAGCATGGTTTTGGGGTTCTTGTGTTGGTTTGTCATGTTTATTAATAGGAAACATCATGGGTGTTTTTGATATTAACATCATGGGATGGTTAATAGACAAAGTAACAGGTATTTGGGGACATTGATATGTCGGTAATGACAGGTTTTGCTATTCTTATTGGTGAAGCAATAATAGGTTTTTACAAAAAAATACACGCAATTAATTTTGGTGTGTACGGGGCAACAATGGTAGGTAAAACTACTTTACATCATCAGTTAAGAACTAGAGGGGAAGTGCCTCAAATAAAAGAAAGGACTGTAGGGGTGCATAGACCCACTAGAAAAACAGTAAAAATAGACGGTGATGTTCACACACTAAAGACTGCGGATATGGGCGGGGAGTCTATCTATTGGCGGCAATGGCTTAATGATATACAGAAGAGAAAGGTAAAATACATTATTTTTTTAATTGACCATAGGCATTTAGATATTCAAGCCAATTTAGACCATCAATTAGCATGGAAGTTTTTAGTAGATGGTATTTGTTCAAGTACTTGGCCTAATGGAAAAAAGAAAAAAACAGAAGAATATCCTTTGGCGATAGGTCTTTGGGCTAATAAGTATGATATGTGGGGTAAAAAATATAAACATGATGGTGAAATAGAAGACCACCCTATCTTTGAGCCGTTCCATTACGGTATGCAAAAACTAAATGAACGAGGGATTCCTACATTCAAATACATAGTATCCGCTAAGTCGCAACCGGAGATGGTTTATCGTGGCGTTACAACAATGATAAAGGATTATTGATTAATATGTACCAACAACCGAATTTGATAGGGGCGCAATCACCACAAACAGGTAACTTGTTTTTGTCGCCCTTAATGCAAGCAAGAGCAAGTGGCCCTGTAGAGGAATATAAGTTTAAGAATATTAAACCTAAAAAGAAGTTAAAGGAAATCAAGCAAGTACTAATGGCCGAAAAAAAGAAATTTTTGTTTATTAGATATGGCTTTAAATTTAATTTAAAGGAACGGTGTGTTGTTTGTGGAACACATAAAGTATGGGAGTCGGGAGATTATATGCGGCCTCCTATCCCTTTGACTCATGTAGAAAAGGGTCGTCCTATGCGAGGAACATATTGTGATAAGCATTCAGCAACACATAAACAAATGGAAATGCTACAACAACAAATACTAGCAGAAGAACACGGTCTTGATTTTAAAGCATTTATCCCTAGACCAAGAATGCCCCAAGTTTTATCTAAGGGGCCGCTTACCACACTATCACAGGCAGATGTGGTTTCGCTAACCTCGGCAGGATGGATACTAAAACCCCCTACTAATAAGGCAGAAGAAACACCTCCCGAAGAAGTAGTTAGACTATCACAAGAAATGCGTACATCATTAGAAAGAATGCAGTTTTTAATAGAAGGAAAAGGTGAATAATATGGTATTTGGGACAAGCAATGGAACAGTATTAAGTGCGGTAAACGCTCAAAATGACCAACAATTCAAGAATGTAAATAATTTACTTTCTTTGCAAGATAACCATGTGGAAGAATTTTTTCAGTATCACGGAGCGCAATTTTTAGGAGCATTAGAAAAACTAATGGAAGATGTTACAGAAAGAGTAGTAAGTCAAATGTTGGCTAAATTAGAATTCGTTCAAGATTCTACTACAGGTAAAACCACTGTTCATCCCGATTGTTTAAGGGAATATGAAAAGATTACTGCTGAAAATATTCAATTAGATATTAATGCAATTCTTCACTCTGCGGTTGATACAGAAGTAATCAACCAAAGAAAGATGGCTAAGAAACAGTATTTAGAATCACAAGGATTTACTTCCCCTCAACAAGGATACCAACAAGCAATGGCTCCATCAGCAGGTATGGCGGTAGCGGGCATTACAGGACAAACTCAACAATATAACCAAATGCAAGGTGCAGTGAATAATGGTAGTGGCTATCCAATACCACCAAGCGGTACAGATGGATACGGTAGGCCATTTTGGGTAGACCCACAAACAGGGCAAACTAGTTACGAGCCTCCTAAAAGTGGATTGCATTTAGGCTCCGCTATCCAAAAGGGTGCGGCATGGGCAAAGTGGTTAATGTGAGGATTGACAATGCGATTTATTCCACAACTTGACAATGCGATTCATTTAAACAATACAGGTCAAGTTTTTGATGTTGTGAAATATGGCGAATTGTCGCTATTGAAAAAATTGTTCTACGGTAATACAGAGGTTTCTTCTGTTTCTTCGGATGAAGAATTGGATGAGAAGATTGAGGATTTAGAAGATTTGAATAGGGGTTCGGACTACGAGTTCAATGTTGATGATGCTAAAAAAGAATTTAGAGAACAATTAGCAAATCTAAAAACTAAGAAATTTTCGGAGTTGGATAAAATAGTACAGATTGACAGGAAGATACCAATACTTGTTGATAAGATGAATTTTACAATTAAAGACATTGCTAATACTGATAAGAGAAATAAATTACTATCTATGGGTGAAGAAACTGTTGCATATGAAAGACTAACAACTCCTAGCGAAAAAATATCACTAGATGAGTTAGAAGACGCAATTAAGGACACGGAATTTAACACACAATTTGATGAATTGTATGATACTGTTTTAGATGACATGGAAGTAGAAAACAATAAAATATCTTTCAGCGATATACCATTTACAAGAAGAGTATTAGAAAGATACAAACCTAGTAAACTATGGATTGATGATTATTTAAACCAACATAAGCAATTATCCCCTAATACATTTACAGACACAGTGGCTCTTGCTACCTTAAAGGTAGTCAATGGTAAACTTGTAGTTGAAGGTAATCTAGATGAAGACCAAGTAGAGGAATACTTTGATTATGAACAAATAGAAGTGGGCGAAGAAGAAGTAGTAGCAACACTAAAGGAAAACTTAAACAGAAAGGCATGGGCTGATTTATTTTTAAGTGCTATATTTGACAACCAAAAAAATAATTTCATAGATTATCTAACCGATTTTACTAAACTGATGCAGGTTGAATGTACTATTAAGCCTAAATCGGATAGAGGACAAATTTTAGCCGATTTAGTATTTACTGAATATGGTAGAATTAGATTTACTAAGCCACCTTTGCCTAGACTTGCGGGTGGAACTAAGAAAGACAATTTGCTTAAACCTAGAGTATCAACGAATATTCCCTTTCCAGATTTTATAGATAAAGACAGAATTAATCTAAAACAACCCGATGCTTGGAAAGATGAATTAAGTGAAAGTGCTAGAGCCAAATACCAAGACCTTACTCCCAAAGCAAGGCAAACAAGAGAAGAAGAGTTGAGAGATAAAATATTCAATCAAAACCAAAGGAAAATTACAGAAACTAGAGAAATGGTACTCGCTTTCTTTTATGAAATCATTTCTAATCTTAGTGATTTAGAAGACGCATTGGAGGTCTAATTATGCCTGTATCATCATCCCCTAGTGACTATACCAACATAAATGTAGATTACTCTCAAGGCCGTGGGTTTTATACTGATAAAACATCAGTCTCGGATTTACTACAGATACCTGCTTTTACTTCTGTAACCAATCCTACTGACGCACAAATAGGTTCTATTATTAAAAGAACAGAAGGGATTATTGATGATATGATAAATCGTTCCTTTAGACCTATTATTTGGAAGGATGAGTTTCGTGATTTTGAATTTACCCATCACCCAATAAACTCTTACTATAGTGGCTATGTAGGGTTTGTTCAATTAAACCAAATGAAAGTTAGAAAGATTATCAGCCTTCAAGTTTGGGAAGGAACCAATTATAGAGAGTTGGCTTCTGCTCAAGCGAGTATTAGTTTGGACACTTCCAAATACAATAAGATAAGAAAACTAACCTTAACTCTACCTAATTCAGTAGATTCTTGGGATTTGTTTTATAGTGGGGAAGGCGGTAAGTCGGCCACACAGACATTCAATTTAAATTTTGGAGCAAAGACTACGGCAAAGGAAATTGTTGCTTTGATTAACGAACAGTTTCCTGCTAGGACTGCACAGTTTACGGGAGCCACTGCTGAAAAGGCAAACACTTCTTTGACTAGTGGATATTCTATTTCCGATTTTTTCTATGCTTACACTGATAGTCAAGACGGAACCTTAGTCCATATTTCTAGTCTGTTAGAAGGCGAGGATGGTTCGGATTGTACTCTTACAGTCACAGACCAAGCGGGGCAAACTTCCGATAGTGTAGTGGTTAATTTTACTGACAAGCAGGAAATGAAAAGACTAGGAGACTTTTGGATGATGGGTAGTGATGGTCGTATTTTCTTCAATAAGAAGTATCCTTACCACAGAAAAAATTCAGTTATTGTTAGTTTCGTTGCAGGTGATGGAAGAGTGCCTTCTGCAATTCATGAAGCCGCTACTAAATTGGTTGCGGCAGAAATACTACGGCACGATGACCAAACTATTCTTATTGCTGAAACAGGTGCTAATATTTCCACTAAGGAAAAGTACGATATTCTAAGAAAAGAAGGTATGGAAATCTTAGACGGTAAGAAAGACTTAGTATATTTGATTGATTGATATGTCATTTAGAAAGGCAACTGAGGTTTTTAATGATTTTCTAGCGAGAGAAAAACAAAGAAACATACAGATGTTAGAAGTTTCAAGATTATTAGGAGTAGATTTAACCTTTACAAATGACGAACTTATCAAAAATGCAGAAGAAGCATACATTCAGTACATGGAAAAACTAATAGTAGAACAAGTGGAGGCGGCAATTAATGGATGAAGTTAGTTTAGTAATTGATTTATTAGACAACCAATGGTCTACTTCTGCAACAACTTTAGTTAGTGCAGGTACAATAAATGTTTCTCATTCGGGAAAGCCTAGTTTAATTGATGTTCGTTCTATTGAGAAGAATAAGGGTGTTAGATATGACCTCTCTTCTAAAGATGTAATTATTGTTTTTGAGGATTCTAATGAAATTATCTATCCTACTTTATTCTATGACACCCGCAGAGAGGTTTTTAATTTTACACTACATATTAGAACGGTTCATGATGAAAGAGCCGGTACAGATGCAGATTTCGGCAAAGATAGGCTAAGGGCTTTATACTTGATAACTCGTCACGCAATTGAGAGCAAGCGTAGGGGGTACGAATCTTCGGATAATTCATGTTTTAATCAACTATTTTTTGGTGCTAGAAGCGAATCCAATGATAGGGCAAAACGATTATTCGGATACAAGATTAATTTAACGGCAAATCGTCGCTCACTACTCCCATGAGTTTGTTTGTAAGGAAGAGAGAATATGAGTAACACAAATGTATTTTTAGGAAGCGGCACATCGGTAACTTTTGTTCCCGAAGTAGATATTTATTTGAAACCTCACCAAACGGCGGGTACGGCTTTAACCGATACAAACGGCGTACTTCCTTCGGGACAAGGAAATAAATTAACTCTGCATGGTGATTTTACAGGCAATTTTGATTTGGTCAATGACCTTTATGTTGGTTGTGTTTTGGAATTTCACGATGCTAGCGGAGGTACTGCTTCTCATACTCAAGCAGTAACTACGATTACTTTTAATTCCGATGTTAAAGCGGATTATGATGATTTAGCGGTTGTATTCTTAGTCCAACCATCAGCAGGAGGCACTGCGGCAGATTCAGTAGTATTCTTTGACCATGATGCTTCGGCTAGTTATAGTGGTGGAGTTAGCCCTACCGGAGAAGCAGACATTTCTCCCGCCGCTAACAACACTAGAGAAGAATATGCTACTGTTTTTACTGCGGCAGTAAACGCCCTTACTAACATTAGTGCTACGAGAAGCGGCGCAGTAGTTACGGTTACTAATACTCATGGAGGGCCAACTACTGCTACAACTAAGACAGAATTAGACGGTACGGCTCATTCTACAAGTGAAATTACTATTGATAATGCTTTAGGGACTACAGTAACCACTAGTACTCTCACTTCTTCTCATAGAGTAACAACTAATGACGCTACAACCATTACTTTTCACCCTGCTATAACAGAGACTATTGTTCCTGCTACTGACTTTTTCCACCTAAAAGGATATGGCGCACCTTGTCCTGCTACTAGTGGTACTTCAAATCTAAAACATCTAAATGCTGACAATTGGTTGGGTATTGTAGAGTCCTTAACTTTCCCTTCTGTTGATGTAGAATTCAAACAACAGAATTTGTTTGTGGGTGGAAGCAGAAACTTTACCCACCAATACAAAGGAATAGAAACGGCAGGTAACGCAAGCATTGGTATTGTTGCTAATCATGGTGCTTGGTTGTACTATTTCTTCGGTAAGTGTTCTTCTATTAGTGCTACTCTAGACTCTGGTACTCACCCCGATAGTGCCTTCGCAGGAGATGTTACCTCCGAAAATAAATATTATTTGCATGGCTCTAGTCTTACTGACACAGGGCCGTTGTTTTACAGAAGTATAGACAATGTAATGACCCCTCCGCTTTTGGAAGGGCAAGATGCCTTCACAGATTTAGACCAATTAACAGAATCTACTGTTGGTGCTGACGGATTTATTGATGACCCTATTACCTACACCTTTGCAGAGCAGGATGGGGATGATTTGCCTTCCTTTGCTATGGAACAAGTCTTTTCTAAATTACCATCTACAAACACTTACAGTACAAATACTGCTAGTGGTGCTGATGAAGATACTAACTTCGTTCTTATTGCTACAGGCAACAGAGTAAACACTCTTACAATGACTGCTAACGAAAACGAAGAGTTGAAAATGACTATGGATTGTATGCCTCGTAAGGTTCACAGTCTAGAAAAAGGTGAAAAGTATGCGGCTAGAAGGTCTGTTACTGACGAAACTGCTTTCAAGAATTTCTCTTCCGATGATAAACTATTGGAGCCTTTCTTCTTTTCAAGTGGTTCTATTAGTTTATTCGGACAAGACTTTATGAGAATTACCCAATTCTCCTTGACAATGAACAATACTCTTACTGATAAAAGATTCATTGGTATTGGTAGTAGGAATGTTAAGGATGCTATTCCTGCACAAAGAACCTACGAATTGACTTTTAGTGCTTTAGTTACTGATGATAAATTATTCAATGAGTTGAAAAACAATGACGAAAACCAATCGGGTGCTAGTGGAGCATTGATTGATTTAATCTTTGATAAACCAAACCAAGAACAAATCCGTTTGAAGTTTGATAACTATTACTTGACTACAAACTCTTGGCCTATTCCCGAAGACAAAGGAGCCGTAGTCGTAGATGCTACAATCATTCCTCGTTCCTTAGCGTCTAGTGGATGCACCGTCAAAACCCATTGGGTCTTGCAGGGGTGAGCAAGTGGTTGAAGTAAAAAGTGTAGACCGCTACACAAAAAGGAAACAATACCGTGAGCGTCTTCTAGAGGAACAGGAGAAAGCAAAATCAAAACCTGCCCCTAAGAAGAGGGGCAGGAAGCCAAAGGCAGTGAAGGAAACTCCACCGCCAAAGGAGGAAGTCTCTAAGACGGAAGAAGAATAAATACTCCACTAACATTGTTTGTTTGTTAGTTTTTATGAAGGTGGATAAAATGAATACAGTAAAAGATAAATCAGTGCTTTTTGCACATACAGAAGAGAAGTGTCACTCATTGAAAGTGTCACCGACAAGTGAAGAATGCCTCAAGGTTTGGGTTAGAGAACCCACTTGGTTAGAAGTAGAAAAAGCCTTGACTACTCTTATGAAGATAGATGCGAAGAGTCAAGGATTAGATATTGACTTAAATGCTATGTACCGATATTTGGTAGAAAAATTTGTAGTTAGAACAGAACCAAGTTTGACCACAATTGAATTAATCCGTTTGAATCCGTATATCGGAAATCAACTAAAAGAAATACTCCCTAATCCATTGGATGCCTTTTCGGAGGATGGAGAAAAAAACGAAGAATGAGAGATGCAATTAGGCAAGGCCCAAAAGACCTTCCTACTGCCTCTCTCTTAATTACATACACACTCAGTAAAGCCTTATCAATAAGCCCGCTAGAAATAATGAAGATGCCCGCTAATATGGTAATGGACTTTTTATACATACATAGAAACTTTGAAGAATTGAAGTCGGATACAATAGAACAAGAGATGAAGAAGGCGAAGTTATGAGTGGAGATTCTACTAGAGTTTTAGCCGAACAAGTACATGGTTTAGGTACTCAAATAGCGAATTTATTACCTGCTCTAAATAATATGATGAGGGGACTACAAGCAGTAGCCGAAATTCAAGAAGAAGTAACAGAAAATACAGAGCAGGTAAAGAGCGCATTTACTAGATTTGCTGATGCTTTAAATCAACCCGAAGGAAAATTAAAAACATTTCTTAAGACAGGATATGCTTTTATTCCTTTCTTTTTTAGGTTTAAGAATGGAATAGAATTAGTGTCCGGTACTATAGGTAAACTATTTGATAAAGTAAATGATAAAACTAAAAGTGGCCCTTTGTTATCTTTACTTAGAGGGGTAAAGGGTTCTTATACTAATCTTCAAGGTGCTTTTACAGGAAAGGCAAAGGATGAAGAAGGAAATACTAAGACTAGAGGGCAAGCACTTGGGGACTTTACAGGATTGCGTCCTCTAATGAATTTTAAAGATACTGTAGGAAAAACTATGAGAGGTATTAATAGATGGATTAGGGGCAATGGAGATGATGATGATGATGATAAAACCCCATTCGGTAAAAAAATATTAGGTTTTTTAGGTAAAATCAGTCTTGTCATGGGAGTCTTTTTTAAATATTTATTAATAGGTATGATAGTTATTTTCCTAGTGAAAACTTTTATGAAATCTAAAACTTTTGAAACATGGAGTAATTTAGTGAAAACCATTCTAGAGGCTCTACAAGAAGTATTCGCTTATTCTTTTAAGTTGATTGTTAAAGGAATTGGTTTGATAGCCTCTGTTTTCAGTGGAGGCGGCACTTTTACGGAGAAATTGATGGCGTTTGGAGAGGGGCTTCTTCTTATTGCAGGAGGTCTTCTTATACCTATACTCTCTTCTGCCCTTGCTTTGGCGGGTATTGTTTTATCGGGTCTTGTAGCATTGTTGATAGGTAATATAGAAATGGCGTTGAGAAAACTAGGAAATGGGATAACGGCAGTACTTGATAAAATCTATGTAAAACTTCAAGAAAACGGTAGGGGTCTATTTAAACTTGCAACAATTTTAGGAATGTTGTTTATCGTTGTTAAATTAGTAATGCTTGGCCTGTCGGGAGTCGCAGTAACAGTTGGTGCTATACTCTCTCCTATTCTTCTTGTTGTAGGGATACTCGGTGCAATTTATCTTATATTCAAAGGGATGGGTATTTTTTCCGGTGGGGGAGTAACAGGTTCCGGCCTTTCTCTTGTTGGGGAAAAGGGGCCGGAGTTGGTAAGACTACCACAGGGTTCTAGAGTACATTCTAATAAAGACTCAAGGAAAATGGTGTCTAGTGGAGGCAGTACTAACATTACAGTCAATGTTCAAGGGAGAATAGGAGCCTCCGATACAGAATTAAGACAAATTGCTACTAAGGTTGGTCAAATGATTAACAAAGAAGTAAATAGAACAACCTCTTCAAGAGGAACATTAGGGTGATTAAATGCCTGACCACTATGTATTTTTAAAATTAGGCGCAGGTAGCGCAAACGGTAACGACTTGACTACGAACATTATTCCTCTAAAGGCTACTAGTGTAGATATTTCAACAAATAAAACAATCCCTTCAATAGATGTTCCTTTGGGTGGAATATTACAAGGAGAGTCTGTAACTGCGGCATTAGATTTAGGTATGGCTTCTAAATCAATAACCGTTAATGGGTATATTTTAGAAGATGCTATAGTGAAAAAGTTTAGTGATGATGCAAATGCAATTAGTAGAACCTTCACTGCTATTGAAATTGCTCAATTAATCCATTCTAGTATTGATTCTACGGGACTTCAACCTTACCAAGCCATTAATGAATTAGTTTTTCTTTATGATTCTAAGGTAGATTCTTCTTATACCCAAAGAACACCTACAGGAGCAACGCAATTAATCCCATTCACCTTTGCATCTAGAGGGGAAGGAGGATTAACTACAGGTACTCTAGATAATCAAGGGGTTGTAAGACCCAACGCATTCCCCACCAATGAATATTCTAATGGACTAAAGGGCTTTGTTCGTAGTTTTAATAGCACCATTGATTCTACTACTATTGATATTGCCTTTTCATTAAACTTTGAAGTAGCCACAGTATTCCCTTCGGGCAACATATTAACCACAATAGAAGAAGCATTGGAGTGATACAATGTACCGTCTTTTAACAGGAAAGCAGAGAAGTTTAGTATTTCCTGTTATGTGTAATGCTCATGTTAAAATAGATTATAGCGATAATATTCCTAAAGGGGTAGATGGTTCAAGAGGTTCTAGTGATGATATTACTTATGGTATTTGGAACCATACAGACTCATTTACTATTGAATCTACTTTTACGCCTTATGATATTAACGGATATGCTTTGAAGACTAGTGTACCTTCAACTACTTCTTCCGAAAGGTCAATGAGTGGTATTAGTAAATCAATTGCTGATAGTAGTTCTACTAGAAATAATTATACTTCTTTCAAATACCTAGCGTATAATGATAAAGAAAATTATGAAATGAGAATATTCCATAGCACTAAGGCTAAACTTTCCTTATTAAATGTCACAGACCATGCGTTAAACAATCCTTCACAATACAAAATACGGTTTGCTCTAACTCTAAATAGCACCACTATTACTTTAGATAGTCCTATTGTTATTGCTCCTGTTTTTGGTAAGCCTATTGCTTGGGCTTCCTTTGTCGCAAAAAGTGTCTTTGATGCTGATAGTGTAGTGACTTATGCACCCGCTACAACAGTCGCTATATCAAGTAACTCCGGTACGACAGTAACCTTTGCTTCAACCGTAACGAATGATTTCCATGTAGGCCAACTGCTCTACATTCAAAGTGGCTTTGATGTTGCTTTGGTAGGTAAAATAGCGGTGGTAGGTACTACCACTATCACTTTAGATAGTGCATATTCTTCCGATTTGACCGGCAGTACTCTTGTAGTACCCACAACTAAGAACCCGCTATATGCAAATGAAGTCCATCATGTCGCCGCAACATACAATCAATTCAATAAGAAAATGACAATCTACTATGGCGGGGTAGAAGTTGCTAGTACCTTTCACACTCAAAGCACTGACTTTTCTTTTGACAGAGAAGACTTTTATTTAGGGGCTAACGGTTCAGCAAATACAGGAGCAGATTCGGCCAAACTCAACAATCAATTCATGGGTGAGTTGCAT